GTGTTTGCTGGATATGGCCGCAAATTGGCAGCGCACATGACAGACCGGAAAGACGGTCAACCTAATTTCGGAGGAAAGCCCGACGGAAAACCGCGATCACAGCAGAGGTTGAAGCAATGGCCGAGGGTAAACTGGAATACACAGTGGATATAGCCGCACAGACTTCTAAGCGGCTTAATGGCGTTAACGCATGTTTGCGCCGTTTGGGGGAATGATGGGTTGTTTGATTTTTCACAAGTGGAAAACGGTTAAGACCGAGGTGTTCTATGCATCTGTGGAAAGTGTTATATTCAGAAAAGATTGGCAGGAAAGTGGATTGCTTGAATTCGAGGAATGCACCAAATGCGGCGGGAGAAGGGTAACCACGACATCAAGGCTGAAGGTTTTCGAAACACCATACGGACGCAAAGCGCAAATCGGATGGAATACTTGACCAACCAACACAATAACGGTAATGTAACGTAACAACACTCCTCCCTGGAGTAACTGCCCGGCCTGTAGTGGGTTGGGCATTTTTCTTTAGACACTCCGAAAGGAACCTAAAATGGCATCTAAAGTAGACGATAGTAGACAATCGAGATTATCTCATGGCTAAGGCTAATGGAGATAAATCAGGCGGACGAAAAAAGGGTACGCCAAATAAAACAACGCAGCTTGCAAAAGACGCAATAGCCCTTGCCGCTGAACAACTCGGCGGAACTGACAGGCTGGTTAATTGGGTTAAAGAAGACCCTTTGAACGAACGAGTGTTCTGGGCGCAGATTTATACAAAGCTTATGCCAGTACAGGTAGAGACAGGACCGGGCGGATTTACGGTTAAACTGGATGGCGATGTCCGAAAGCTTTAAGTGGAACCCCGGCCAGCAAAAGGCGCTTGATGATGTTTTATATTCAGGCGCAAGGTTTAACCTTTTGTACGGCGGGTCACGTTCCGGTAAAACAGTTCTATTCGGCGGAACTATTATCGACAGGGGATTATTTGCCCCAAAGTCCAAACACCTCATAGTCAGGAAGGAAGCAAGCTCGGCTAGGGCTGCACTGGCGAGGGGCAACTTGGCAACTATTCCAATGACAGTTCGTATGCGTTACCCCGGCATGGAAATCACATGGAACGAGAAGTACGGATACTTTGAGTTGCCGAATGAGTCCGAGATATGGATCGGTGGGCTGAATGACGAGAAGGCAATGGAGCGCATTCTAGGTAATGAGTACGCCACGATATACAAAAACGAATGCTCGGAGATTAACTATGCAGCGCACACCCTGTTGCGCTCAAGGCTGGCACAGCAGGTAAAGACGTTGGACGGCGATTATTTAAGCCAAAGGGATTACAACGACCTTAACCCCACAACCCGCAACCACTGGACGTATAGGCTGTTCAGGGACTTGATTGACCCAGATGGTGAAAAGCCGGTTGATTCTAAGCAATACAAATGGGGTGTTATCAACCCTATGGACAACCTCGCCAACCTTTCGGCGGATTACATCGCTGACCTTGAGAGTATGTCGAGCAGAGCTAAGAAGCGGTTCTTCTTGGGGGAATATGTTGAGGATGTAGAAAACGCGCTATGGTCTAGGCGGATGATTAGGCGCGTTCAAGAGCATCCAGATTTATCTCGTATTGTAGTGGCAATCGACCCCGCTGTGTCAAATAACATCGGATCAGATGAGACTGGCATCATCGGAGCGGGCGTGGACGGCGGTGGGAATGGGTATACTTTGGCTGACGACAGTGGTAAGTATTCTCCTGACCAGTGGGCTAAAAAGGCGATAGCTTTGTATGATTATCTAGATGCAGATTGTATTGTGGCCGAGGTAAACCAAGGCGGGGATATGGTTGAGACTGTCATAAGGGCGCACAGGCCGGACATACCGTATAAGGCGGTCAGGGCCACGCGGGGGAAGTATGTCAGGGCGGAACCTGTGGCCGCGCTGTATGAGCGGAACAAGGTTTACCATGTGGGGGATTTCCCAGAGCTAGAGGACCAGATGTGCGCATTCACAAGTGATTTTGACCGTAAGTCACAGGGATATTCGCCTGATAGGGTGGATGCGGTGGTATGGGCCTACACGGACCTCTTCCCAAAAATGACCCGGCGCAAATCCAGCAGTAAGCCAATCGTTAGAAACTTGGGGACCAGAGCATGAAGATTGATTTAACATGGCTGATTATTCTGGTGTGGATCGTAGTGTGGCCAGAACATGTTGGCAGAATAGCAGCAGAAGTGTATAATAACTTCGAAATATACTCGGCAAGGTACGAACTATGGCAAAATTGAAGAAATCAGAACTTGAATCGTTGCTATCTTCACAGCAGAATAACGCTGTAGGTGCATTGAATGGCACGATAGGCCAGCATCGATCCAGTCTAATGGACAGATACAACGGCGAACCTTACGGCGATGAGGTGGCGGACCGGTCCAAAATTGTAATGACGGACATTCGGGACACGCTCGAAAGCATCAAGCCCGAGTTGATGGACATATTCTATGGAGGTGACAAGGTTGTTGAATTCTCGCCGCGCGGTTCTGAGGATGTGGACGCTGCAAAGCAGGAAACAGAGGTTTGCAATTACATATTCAACCAGAAGAACAACGGCTTTATGGTCCTGTACACGTGGTTCACCGATGCGCTACTCCTGAAGAACGGATACGTTAAGCGCTATTGGGACAACCGAGAAGTCACAGAGATTGAGGAATACGACGACCTAGACATGCAAGAGGTCGCGTCCATTATCACCGAACTTGAGCAGATAGACGGCAAGGTCGAGATATTGGAACAATGGGGCGGCATGAACGAAGATTCCGGCGAAATGGAGCCTATGGGTGTTAAGATCAAGATTACCCGCGAGGTGAAGGAATACAAGGTAGACCCCATCCCGCCAGAGGAAATCTATGTATCCCCGCAATGGAATAAGCTGACGTTCAAGGGTTGTCCTTTCGTGGCCCATCGATCAAGCCCAACAGTATCTGACCTTATTGGCATGGGATTTGACCGCAAGGGCGTCGAGGCTTTACCAGAAGTAGACGACAAGCTGGACTCCGAAGAGGCTGAGACGCGGTTCAGTGGCGAGAACTTCGAAGAGAATGATTTAACGAGCAGCACTGATATATCCATGCGTACTGTTCGGGTGTATGAGAATTATATTCTTGTTGATCGTGATGGTGATGGCATTGCTGAACTGTTGCAGGTATTTACGGGTGGTGAGTCTGGCACAATCTTGAAACGCAATGGCAAGGACGCAATCGAAGAGGTTCGGTCTACGCCATTCAACACGGCTTGCCCCTTGCCTATCCCGCACAAGCATTATGGGCTAAGCATTGCTGAACTGGTCGAGGACTTGCAGCGGTTGCGCACTGTTCTTGTGAGGCAGATGGTTGATAATATCGTGGGGACAAATAATCAGGATGTGGTTGTTGATGAGGACGCCGCGACAGACACCACGTATGAGGATTTATCAATAACCCAAGCGGGTCGAGTTATTCGTATTCCGGGCGGGATGGCTTCGTTGAACTACTTACCTATACCTAATTCAGCGGCCCAATCCCTACAGGGTATCCAGTACGTTGACAGCTTACGCGAGGAGCGCACGGGCGTAACCAAGCATGGGCAAGGGTTAAACGCTGATGCTTTGAAGCCTTTGGCAGAGGGTACGGTCAGCCAGTTAATGTCGGCAAGCCAGAAGAAAATCCTAATGATTGCGCGTATCTTCGCAGAGACAGCAGTTGCCCCGATGTTCTTGGATATGCACGCAGACCTACGCGCTGGACCTCTAAAGCAGATAGGCATGAAGCTGAACAACGAATGGGTGCAGGTTAACCCGCGTATGTGGAAAGACCGCGCAGACATGACGGTTAATGTCGGTCTAGGCACTGGCGATAGGGATGTTCAATTCCAACGGTTGTCCATGATACTAATGCAGCAGAAAGAAGCAATGGGCGCAGGTATGCCTGGCATCGGTCCTGAACAGATACATCACACCATATCCAAGATGGTTGAACTTAGCGGGTTTAAAGACGTTGAGGCGTTCTTCCCTGACCCGGCTAACATACCGCCACAGCCACCAGAACCGCCACAGCCAGATCCAGCTATGATGTTAGCGCAGGTTGAAATGAAAAAATCACAGAACATCAGAGAAACCGCAATAGCTAACCTTGAGATTAAGCGCATGGAGGCCGAGACCAAACGCCTTGATGTTCTTATGCGTGATGACAGAGAGCGCGACCTTAAAGCGGCTGACATTGAGGCTGACGAGGCCGCACGTACCGATGCGGCGATTAATGGGGCGGCATTGACCAATGGTGGGACTATTTAAGCAACGCGAGCTATATTGGCGCGACATAGCGCAATGGATGAAGGGCGGCGATACGCTCACGCAACCGGGGAGGATATGGAAGGATAAGCAGTTCCTACCTTCAGCTCTATCCAGTAAGGTTAAAAACGATCCAGAATGGGAGGCGGCTTATGGTGGATAAAACACAACGCGCACACGCGGCTAATAACACCTTGAACGACGAAACGTTGATGGATGCCTTGACCGAAGTTCAGGAAAATATTATAAAAGAGCTATTGATTGCGAAATCCCCAGAGGAACGCGAGCAAAAACATTCCGAATGGTCCGGCATTGACCGGGCTAAAAAGAAGCTATCGACGTGGGCAGCACCTGTCCGCCATAACAAGGAAACGTAAGCAATGAGCGACAATCAGGAAACTGGACCGCAAAGCATTGACGATATTCTCGAATCGCAATTTTCGGAGCAGGAAGCGCCAACCGAAGCGGTAGAGGAAGCCCCATCAGAGGGGAATGAAGAAGTGAAAGCCGAAGCAGAAGAAACTGTTGAGGTGGAAACTGAAACCGAAGACCCAATTGACGAACCGACCGACCCTGAAACAGCTTCAGAGGAACCGCAGCATCTAAACCTTGGTGATTACGGGGAAGTTACAATCCCTATTATCGTTGACGGTGTGGAGACTAAGGTCAATCTCAGTGAAGCCGCCAAAGGATACCAGTTGCAAGCCGATTACAGCCGCAAGACAGCAGCACTTGCAAATGAGCGTAAGGAAATGGAAACCACGCTCCAGCAAGCACAGGCTGAACTAGCGGATCGACGACGGTTGCTCGATGAGCAGCTTGCACAGAGTATTGAACAAGAACCCGATTGGGAAGTGATGGCGAGGGATAACCCCCTTGAGTATCTTCCCGCCAAGGAAAACTGGTTGAAGAAACAGGCGGCGCAACAAGAAGCGATGTCTCGGAATCAACAGACCTCGCAGGCGCAAACACATGAGTTCCGTCAAAGGACTGCTGAAGTTGCGCTTCAATCCATGCCTGAATGGGCAACGGATGAGGGCTTTGCACAAAATGCCAGTGGTCGTATGACCGCAGCATTGGGCGCAGGTTTTACCGAAGCAGAGTATAACGGCGCGGTCGATTTCCGACTTGCTGTACTTTTGGAGAAGGCTTCGCGTTACGACGCACAGCAGAACCAGACAGCAGCAGTTGAGAAAAAACTAGCCTCAGTACCAAAGGTTCTTAAGCCAAGCCGAAGTAAAGGCAAGGCAGATGTGCAAGTTGAACGTAGAGCGGCAGTTAATCGCAAACTGGACCAGCCGCATTCTATGGACGCACACCTTAACGCATTCATGGATCGCCAAGCTGGTTAAACCTCGAAAGGGTTTAATCTATGGCACAGCCAACCAATACCTTTGATACCTACGACGCAATTGGTATCCGAGAAGACTTGTTCGACAAGATTTACAATGTCGATCCAGATGAAACGCCGTTTCTTTCGAAAATCACGAAGGTGAAGGCAAAAAACACTTTTCACGAGTGGCAGACTGATGGCTTGGACGCGCCAAGCGCAACCAACATCAACATTGAGGGTGACGATACCGTTGCGGGCGCTGTAACACCTACAGTTCGGCTTGGGAACTACACCCAGATTTTCAAGAAAGCGGTAACCATTCCGGGTACTCTTGAAAGCACCACACGCGCGGGCCGTGGCCGAGAGCAGGCTTATCAGAAGCTGCTTAAGGGCAAGGCTATGAAAACTGACTTCGAAATGTCGGCTTTCGCTAACAACGCTCGTGTCGCCGGTAACAGCACAACCGGTCGTGAAATGGCTGGTGTCCCCACATGGCTAACATCTAATACGTTGGCTGGTTCTGGTGGTTCGGACGCTACTGGCGACGGTACTGACGCTCGTACAGACGGAACGCAACGCGCATTCACTGAAGCGCAGTTGAAGACTGTTCTTGCAAGCATCTATGACAACTCCGGTAAACGTCCTGATTGTGTGTTCGTTGGCTCGTTCAACAAGCAGATTGCATCGGGCTTCACAGGTTCAAGCACACGCTTTGACAAAGGTGAGAGCAAGACCCTGACGGCGGTTGTTGATGTGTATGAATATGACTTTGGTTCGGTTCGCTTTGAGCCTAGCCGCCATGTTCGCAGCCGTGATGCTTTGGTTCTGACCACTGATATGTGGGCATGGGCTGATATGCGCCCAATGTTCGACGAGGCACTTGCCAAAACTGGTGATGCTGAGAAGTTCCACATTGTTGCAGAATCCACTCTGGTTTGCCGGAATGAATTGGCAAGCGGTGGTGTGTTTGATTTGACGACCAGTTGACGACTTCCTAATAATCCCTGTATAGTGAGTTTATTCTTATTGTACAGGAGATTATTATGGATTGTTGTTACGTTGATAACTGCAAAGGCCAAACCTACATCACTGGCCTTTGCTCTAAACACTATAACCGACTTAGAACTACGGGAGCCTTCGAAGATGGGCCTAAAGCAAGATTACCTTTTATCCAACGGCTTTGGAAGTATATCGACAAACGGGGAGCAGATGATTGCTGGCCGTGGATTGCTAAATCCAAAGTTGATGGCTATGGGACAACCAGTCTTGGTGGGCGGCACGGCAAAAAAGTTCTGGCACATCGTGCTGTATGGGAACAAGAAAACGGACCTATACCGAGAAACGGCGAATATCATGGCACAGTCATCATGCACACTTGCGACAACCGCGCATGTTGCAACCCTGCGCACTTACAGGCGGGGACACAACGCGACAATGTTGAGGACATGGATGATAAAAATAGGCGCGTATCTAATCCGCCTACTGGTGAATCACATCACAATTCTAGGTTCACGGCTGAAGATGTGCTATACATACGATCAAGTGGAAAAACTAACGCACAGATTGGTCGTGAATTCGAATGCCACAGGTCTACCATATCGGACATCCGCAGAAGGAAAACGTGGTCACATGTCAAATAAAAGGAAAACACAATGCCTAGTCCTTATGTAAGCAACTACGGTATCACCACGATTACGGCGGCAACGTTGTCTATTCGTGCTGATGCCCATGCGGGTCAGACGATGGTTTCAAACCTTGCAGCAACGCAGACGTTCACTCTGCCTGCTGCTGTTGGTTCGGGCAATCGTTATGAAGTGCTTGTTCTAATCACAAAAACTGGTGACTTGGTGATTCAGGCCGCTAGTTCAAGTGATACAATGTCTGGTTATGCTATCTTGGCTGCTGACGCGGGTGATACCGCTGTTATGTTTGCCACTGCAGGTACGACTGACACGGTGACGCTCGATGGTACGACCACTGGTGGTATTATCGGCGCGAAGGCCAAGTTCATCGACATTGCAAGCGGTAAATGGTTTGTTGAAGTGTTCTCGGATGCGTCCGGCACAGAAGCAACGCCATTCTCGGCCGCTGTATAAATTGGCGGGGCGGCAATAACGTCGCCCCCTCACAATCCAGAACGCTAATCTCATAGTGAAGGAATTAACAAATGAGAACCCTAAACGATTATTTCATTTACACCAGCATTACCGATGTATCCACAGCGGGTCAGGTCTATGTCGCGGTTCCAGATGGCGGTAAGATTATCAAAGTCTTCTCCACGCTAGCTGGAACGATTGCCACAGCCCCAGCGGTGCTTACGATTAAAACGGCTGAAGGTACAGTGACTGAGACTATCTCGATCCTACATACAGGTTCAGCAGCGGGTGATGTTGATACATGTACCCCATCCGACAACAACAACGTGATCGAAGGCGGGACAATCGAGATCGAAACTTCAGGCGCATCGACTAACACAATCGCTGCCCAGCTTTGCATTGTGGTACGTCGATAATGGCCGCTGCAAAGAAAGCGCCTGCCGTTGTCGAGGATGTTCTGTTTGAGTGTCAGATCAACAACATTTGGACATCGCGCGGGAAGGTAACTTTTGGCAAAGCCATCATGCTACCACCTGACGAGGCGAAATTCGTAAAGGCTTGCCAGCAAACTAAGCTGAAGCAGGTAATGGAGGGCAAGTAATGTCTAGTAGAAATGACGCGCGGGTTCCATACCCTATAACGGGCGGGACACAATCTGTGGCGTACACCGGGACGGCAGGAACCATCACCAACGCCGTCGACGCGCAGACGCGGCGGGTTCTGGTTTATGCATCCACGGATTGCCACATCCAGTTTGCCAAAGCGCCAACTGCAACCACGGCGGATATGTTCTTACCTGCCGCGTCACAAATATTCCTTTCCATTCGTGGCGGAGAAAAGGTTTCGGCCATTCAGTCGTCAGCGGGCGGGACGCTCATTGTCAGTGAGATGACCTACTAATGGATGAGAGATGGAAACCACACAGCACGTTAAACGGCGTTTATGAGCGCATGGTTGATGGTTGTGCCAATGATGACACGTTCCATCGCCAGAAGGTGCAGGACGTTGAGCCGATCCTTGACTACAATCAACGTGTGCGGAATGAAACCAACGGGGCCACGAAAGAAGGTGGCCGGCACGTTGGGCGCATCCCCGCGACGGTTTATTACGATTGGGTCAATGAATGGACACGAGAAGGGCTTGTGGGGCCGGGTAATATGGCGGGGTTAAACGACCTTCTCCTAGCCCGACTTCGCGACCCCGATTTTAGCAAGTTTAGAACAACTCACGGAGCAATCTGATGACTATTACCAAAAGGGCCACGAAGGGCAGCGCACTTACCCACAATGAGTTGGACGGGAACTTCACCGACCTTGAGGAACGTATGGGGTGGGTTGACTACAACAACACCGAAGCGGCGGTTGCGCTTCTTGTGGCGGGTACTGAATACCAGTTAACGAATGATGGTGCTGGTGCGTTCACTAATAAAACATATATACCGTCTGGTCACGGCGAGTTATGGGACACGACAAACGATCAATTCGACTTCTCAAGCCTAAGTTTAGGCGATGTCGTTCTCTACCGATTTGACTTTGTATTTACCGCGTCTGGTGTGAACCGTGAGGCAGATGTTAATCTACATCTAGGCACAGGCGGCAGCGCTTACTCGTTGCCGGTTGCGCACAGATCTTTCAAGAGTTCAGGCGCAAAGCCTATGGGTGGTTTGGGGTTCATCTACATTGGTGACACTAATACACTCAACAACCCCGGAATATTCAAAGCGCAGAGCGATGGAACTGGCGACACGATGGGTAATAACGGTATAGCAGCTATTACATTGGTTAGGTAAATGGACTTTCAAACCTTAAAAGCAAGTGTCGAGAGCGCGTTAGGTAGAACTGACGTGCCTGATTACGTTTACACGCTAATGACTTCGGATATTAACCGCGACATTCGCATTCTTGAAATGGAAAGCACTTCTACGCTGTCTATATCAACAGAGGCCACGGCGCTTCCATCGGACTTCTTGCAGGTTGTTAGCATGTACGTTGACGCCACGCCTAGAAGCCCGATGGTGCCGCTTACACGCCAAGCACAAGCATCACGGCACGACGAATCCGGCAGGCCATATTACTACGCGGTTACAGACGGGTTTTTGCAGTCCATGCCTGTTCCAGATGCGACGTATTCGGTGGTTATGCGGTATCTCGCAAGCGTTGCCGCATTCGCAGCCCCCGCAGATACTAACGATGTAATAACGCTGCATCCCGGATTGTTCTTGTATTCAGCCCTGCATCACGCGGCGGTATGGAAGCAGGACGCAGAGTTGGCAATCGGTTATGGGACGGCATACCAGAACCAAAAAACCATGGTAGACGAAGCCAATAAGAAGAAGAAAAACGCAGGCCCAATGATACAGAGAACGGCGGTACAGTTGTAATGCAATCCTTCACAATCCCTTTAGGGCAATGGTTGCCTGATCAAACGGATTACAAGAACCCCGGAACGGTGGTGGCTAAGAACGTGTATCCATCAAGCGGTGGGTTCACTCGATTCGAAGCCCCTGTTGGTACTGGCGACGAAACGACAGAAGAAGTCGCTGGTGCTGCTTTGTTCATTAAGGCTGATAATACACCTCTTGTTGTTGGTGGGTCTTCAACACAGTTATTCACGCGCACATCTGGTACGGTGACAGAAACAACAGGCTACACGGCTTTAGGTATCGACCACGTGTGGAGGTTCGAGCGCTACAATGATTTCATTATCGGCGTAACACCAAACAACGTGCCGCAATACTTAACAGATTTAGACACAGACACATCTTGGTCGGCCCTTGGCGGTTCTCCACCTAAAGCGGCGGTTGTTGGCAGGGTATCCGACTTCGTTGTGATGGGTGATTTAACCGATATCGATGCAAGCACACAGCCTTATAGAGTTAGGTGGTCAGCACTTAACAACCCCAACGGAAATTGGGTGACGGATAGGGGCGAATTGTCAGATTTCCGCGACCTAGACCCTAAATATGGCCGCATTACTGGCATTACAGGCGGTCGATTTGGTATTGTGTTCCAAGAGAGAGCCATTTGGCGCATGACGTTTATTGGCTCACCTAAAGTGTTCGACTTTGAAGAGGTTTCTGTTGACCGAGGATGTGCCGCCCCTGACAGCGTGGTGACAATCGGGTTTAACACGTATTTCTTAAGCCAAGACGGGTTTTATGTAACCAACGGTTCCGCAATTGATCCTATTAGCTCGCAGCGGGTGTCTGAATGGTTCATAAACGAGGTTAAACAGGCAGAATACGACAGGGCGCAAGGCGCTATTAGCTGGACTAAGCAAGCTATTATGTGGACGTTTATTCCTTCAGACGCGGCAAAATTCACAAGACAGATAATCTATTCATGGGCAGAGGATAAGTGGTCTTATGCGGATGAGCCTGTCGATTTCTTAGTCGGCACTAAAGTGGACGCCACAACAATCGGTGATTTGGCAACATTGTTCCCCGGTGGCATCGTTGATGTTGGGGTTATTGGTAACAGTGACTTCGAGGCCAAGAACTTCACGTTGGGCGCGTTTATTATAAAGACCAACACAGACCCTTATGTTTTGACGGATTATGTTGTTGATGATTATGTGACGTCTTTGCCGGGTGGGTCCGAGTTTGCCACATTCACAGGCTCAGCGCGTGAAGCCACACTTGAGACGGGGGATTTCCAAGCATTCCCCGGCAGTAATTCCCATGTATCAGGCATTTTGCCGATAGTGGAGAACGTCACAGGGAATACACGAACACAGGTTCTTAGCCGTTCCAAACAGGGTGCGGCACAATCCGCGTCCACAGCCACAACAGAGGGCGCAGACGGGTTCTGCCCACACAAGGTAGACGCAAGATATATTGCTGCGAGAATGACTGTTCCATCGGGCGCGGCGTGGGATAACGCTTCAGCCGTGATGATACAGGCCAGAAAGTCGGGGAATAAATAATGGCATTACAAGCCCCATTTGTTGAGCAGAATTTACGCAGGAAACGCAACCTTTCCACCCCCGTGCCGTTTTCAATTGATTTGGGAACATCAACAACAGCCATATACACAGGCTTGACGGGCAAGTTCTTTCTTATCCGTGCAATGTCTGTATGTAATACGACATCTGGTTCGTTAAACTTAACAATCACAGAAGACGTAAACACATGGGTCGACACGCAGCCTGTTGCAGCTAATACAACGATGCCCGTCGACGGATTGGGTGGCATCCTAATTACAGACGGCGAGGACTTGGCGGGGCTAGGCTCAGGGCTTGGGCTTACGCTATTCGGTTGGGGATTGCAGATTGAGGGGGGGGACGCATGGAGATTATAGGAATTAATGCCGCTGATTTCCCTGATGTCGCTGGCTTAACAGCTTGGCACTTCAATTCATTCGCGGGGCGCTCCCGCGGCGAGGCAAGTGCCGACGATTTAATGTCTGAGGTGATGAATGAAACGCGACAATGTTGGATCGCATGGGATGGGAAAATAAAGGCTTGTGGGTTAACACAGGTCTTAAATCATGGTATAAAGGTGGTAGAATTTACCCACTGTGCTGGCGAGGGCCGTGAAGACTGGAATGAAATGATGGTTGACGAGATAAAAAGATGGACCAAGCATATCGGGGCTAAACGCCTCAGAGTTATCAACCGACCCGGCCACACCAAAATGCTTAAAGGTATGGGTTTTAAGGAAACCCACAGAATATTGGAGCAAGACATTGAGTAAAACAACCACACAGAAATCAGAAGCGGCACCTTGGAAACCAGCGCAGGGCGCACTGACAGACGTTATCGGCGCAGGGCAAGACCTATTCCGCTCAGGTGGCTTCCAAGTAGACCCATATGAGGGCAACCGTGTAGCTGAGTTCTCCCCAGACACAATATCCGCAATGCAGGGTATGACGGGCGGCTCGGCGGTCACTCCGATGGCGATGGGCGCTTACTCCGACTTTTTAAGTGGTGGCCAAGGCAACCCAGCATTTGACCAAATGCGAGCGAGCGCGATTGCAGACACCAAAGCCGCGCTTGGTTCAACGCTGGCGGGCGGTGGCCTTAATACGGGGCTAGGGGCTGAAATGTTCGGACGTGGGCTTGGTGATGCCATCGGTGGGCTTGATTACGGCGCGTATGAAAATATGCAGAACCGCAAGATGCAAGCGCTGGGCATGTCTCCGCAAATGCAAGGTATGGGCCAGCAGGATTTGCGAAACAAACTCCAAGCGGGCGGGATGCGGGATATCCGCAACCAGAATGTTATTGGCGCTGATATGGCGAAGTATTACGAAGGCCAGAACGCGCCTATTGATGC